AATCGCTTTGCAATACTACAAAAATGGAGCTTTAACCGAAATTAAAATAGACGTACTACAATATGCTTAAAAATATTTTAGATATGCTCCTAATCGCGGAGCAATACGAGAACAACGAGATTATCTCAATCGCCAAGGGGCGATACGAATACACACGCAACTATTTACAACTATTTAAAAAGGCAATGAAATGGCAATAGAAAAGGTAATTGATATAAAAGTACAAGGCAACGCGGAGCAAGCGGTTGGCTCTTTACGCTCGCAGTTAAGACAAGCACAAGCGGATGTCGCTGAATTATCAAATAAATTTGGTGCAACTTCTCAAGCCGCCATAGATGCAGCTAAAAAAGCGGGGGAACTTAAAGACCGAATAGGAGATGCCAAAGCCTTGACCGACGCGTTCAATCCCGATGCTAAATTCAAAGCGTTAACTGCGTCTTTGTCTGGAGTTGCTGGAGGATTTGCAGCAGTCCAAGGAGGGATGGCCTTATTTGGTGCTGAATCGGAAAACGTACAAGCTACACTTTTGAAAGTGCAGTCAGCGATGGCGTTGTCTCAAGGCATCCAAGCACTAGGCGAAGCTCGAGACTCATTTAGACAATTAGGGGCCGTTGCAAACGATGTGTTTAAATCTATAAAAGCGGCGATAGGAAGTACAGGTATAGGTTTACTTGTTGTGGCTTTAGCTGCTGTCGTAACTTATTGGGATGAAATAGCCGAAGCAATTGATGGAGCAACGGATGAAAGCAAAGCATATAAGGCAGTTCAAGACCAAGTTACTGCAAGCATCGCAAAAGTAGAGGAGAATTTAATAAATGTTAAAATTGCAATTGACCAAGCGAAAGCAGGCACGATAAGCAAAGAGGCTGCGCTTAAAAAATACAATGAAACTTTAGGTACTGCATTTGGTAAAACGGACGATTTGCGAGTTGCTGAGGAGCGAATGATTGCTAATACTGAAAATTATGTAAAAGCCCAAACTTTACGAGCTGCGGGTAATTTAATGATTGCAAAAGGAGCAGAAGCCGCAGCAAAAGCAGCAAGTGGAGAAGATAAGGATTTAAGTTTTTGGCAACAAGCTCAATCAGAAATTTTAGGAACAATTAGTATATCAGAAAAATATGCATCAAGAGCAAAATCAGAAATACAAAATAGAGTTGAAAACGCGAAAGAGCAAGCTAAATATACAACCTTAGGAACTAATTTATTAAATGAGGCAGCTAATTTAGAAGTAACAATTGGAGCTGAAAAGAATAATAAAATTTATGATCAAAATCAAAAAGCAGCTACTCAAAATGTTGAAACTGAAAAAGAAAAAAATGCTCGTTTAATTAAAGAAGCGGAAGATTATAATAAAAAACTGCAAGATGAGTCAGATTTTATGACTCGCATAAAAAATGCACCAATTGAAGCCGAAGCTCAAGAGAGACAAAATAGGTTAGATGCATTAGAGGAGTTTTTAAATAAAGAAAATGAAATTGAAACTAACGCCGCTAATTTATCATATGAGCAAAAGAAAGAATTTGCAGACAAAGAAATGCTTTTGGATATTGCAATTAAAGACGCAAAACGTGCCGCCTTAGATACTGGCTTAAATATCTTAATGCAATTTGCGGGTAAAAATAAGGCAGTAGCTTTAAGTATTTTGGCAATTCAAAAAGGGTTGGCAATTGCAGACGTAGTTGTTGGAGCGGCAAAAGGAATCGCAGCGGCCCAAGTTGCTTTGGCTGCCGTCCCTGCGGTTATTGGAGTAGTACCCAATCCAATGTATGCAGTACAAGCAGCAATTACCGCTAAAAGTATTGCCTTGACAAAAATAACCGCAGGAACATCAATCGCTGCAATCTTAGCCGCAGGAATTGGACAAGCAGCTTCTATAACAAGTGGCGGTGGCGGTGGCGGTGGCTCAACTTCTCCAAGTGGCGGCGGTGGCGGCGGCGGTGCAACGGCCCCACAATTCAACGTCGTTGGCTCAACAGGTGTCAACCAATTAGCAGGTGTAATGGGTGCGCAGCAACAAACGCCAGTACAAGCCTACGTCGTAGCAAATAATGTGACAACGGCCCAAGGATTAGACCGTAATATAATCCAAAGCGCAACACTTGGAGGGTAATATTTTAGGGTTATAACCTTAAAATTAAATTATTTTTTAAGGTTATAGGTTGAAAAAAGAGTTAAGTTTTTCAATCTATGGGTTGAATGTTTAAGGTTAAAACCTTGAAAACGAAAAAAAGTTTATAACAAACAATTAAAAATCAGTTATAAGGGTATGGACACTTACAAAGTAATGTTTAATGAGGAGGATAACGAGGGCGTTTACGCTGTTTCGCTCGTATCTGATCCTGCAATTGGCGTGCAATTTATCACTTTGTCACAACAAAAGGAGATACAACTGGCAACCATAAACGAGGAGCAGCGTATTTTATTAGGGGCGGTATTAATACCAAACCAACCGATATATCGCAATCAGGACGGACACGAATTTAATATCGTATTCCCTGCGGAGACAATAAAACAAGTGCAACAAAATTTCAGTCGTCAAGGATATCAGAACAACTCAACGATTGAACACTCAGGCGACAACCTGGAGGATGTGACCTTTGTTGAGACGTGGATAAAAGAGGACGAGGTACACGATAAGTCGGTACACTACGGATTTAACGAGCCAGTGGGAACGTGGTTTGCTGCAATGAAAGTAAACAACGAGGATATTTGGAACAACTACGTTAAGACAGGCAAAGTCAAAGGCTTTTCAATTGATGGGGTTTTTGACATGGAGAGAGTAAATTTAAAAAGTGAATATATGAATATTAATGAAATCGTTAACGCGATAAAAGACGGTTTCGCCTCGATAAAATTATCGAACGAGACCGAGCAAGTGGAAGTTACAATGGCTACCATGATGCTAAAAGATGGTGTTACCGTTTTGGAAGCTGAATCATTCGACGCTGGCGTGCCTGTGTTTATTGTTGCTGAAAACGGAGACAAAGTTCCTGCTCCAATCGGAGAACACGAACTTGAAGACGGACGAGTTTTGGTAATTACCGAGGAAGGTATGATTGCCGAAATCAAAGAGGTTATGGTTGAAGAGGTAGAAGTTGAAGAGGCTCCTATTGAAATGACAAGCGAAAATCAATTTGCTGAGTTAGTAAAATCAATCGTTACATCAATGAGCGTTGAAGTTGCTAAACAAATCGAATCGGTTAGAACTGAATTAACAGCTCAAATCGCTGAGGTAAAAACTTCTCAAGTTGAGGTTAAGGCTTCAACAAAAGCAAAGCCCGAAGTTGCTCAAACTTTAAACTCAAACGTCAAATTGACGAGATCACAAAAAATTCAAAATAATCTTAAAAACTTAAACTAATGCCTACTACAACTACAGTAAGTTCTAACTACGCTGGCCGCGATGCGGGCGTAATTATTGGTCAAGCGTTCAAAACGATTGACACTATCGAAAAAAATGCGGTAACTATCGCAGAAAATGTAAACTACAAATTGTCTTTGCGAAAAATCGCATACACTGACGGAACAACTGCATACACTTGCGGATTTGCTCCTGCTGGGACAATCGTATTAAACGAAAACTTAATCGAGCCGTTCAAATTCAAAAATGATTTTGACGTTTGTAAAGAAGATTTCCGTGCTACTTGGTCTGATGGAATTATGGGCGGAAGCGCATCAAACCCAACCGCTCCAAGTGACATTATGGACGCTATCCAAGCTGAGGTTTTGGGTGCTATCGGTGAGAAATTAGAAGGGGATATTTGGACTTCATCAACTAACTTCGACGGTTTCTTAACTCAGTTTGATGCTGACGGTGACGTAAACAAACCAACTGCTGACGCTGTCGTTACTGAAGCCAACGTATTGACTAAATATTTGAAACCTGCTTTGGCTGCTGTGCCAATCGCTTTGAGAAACAAAGAATTAGTTTTCGCCGTATCTCCAGACGTTGCTCAGTTCTACGCTTTCCACTTGTCTACTCAAGGCATTACTTACGGAATGGGTAACACTGATTTCCCTTTAGCATTTGGACGTCACACTTTAGTAGTGTTGAACGGATTGCCTGCAAACTCAGTTGTTATTTACGAGCGTAAAAACTTAGTATTCGCAACAGGTTTGACTGCTGACTACAATCAAGTTGCTTTGGTAGACGAAGACGAAATCGGTTTATTGACTGGTAAAGTACGTGGTAAAGTAGTTTACGCCGTAGGTGTTGGATACTACAACGCTGAGGAAATTGTTTACTTGACTTACGAAGCTTAATACTAACAAAGACCGCTCGTTAACTCGGGCGGTTTTAAATAAAAAAAATTTTTATGGCCTGTTTAATTTCAGCGGGGAAACTGCTTGGATGCCGTGATCAACGTGGGGGAATCAAAAATTTGTATTTTGCAAATTATGAGGACTACGGATACACGATTGCAGCTCAAGAATTGACCGCACTCGGAACACTTGCAGAAGTGTTTCAATACGAGGTAAAAGCGACAACAAACGCTTTGACCGAAACTGGTACAAGTTCGGAAGACAACGGAACATTTGTAAACGCCCAATCGTTGGCGGTTACACTTCCAAAATTGTCGGCTGACTTACAAGCTCAAGTACAACTTATTTGCGCGGGACGCCCTCAAGTTTTCGTTGAAGACTACAACGGAAATATTATGTTAATTGGTGCCACAAATGGCACAATGTCAAACTGCACAAAAGTAAGCGGCGGAGCAGGTGCAGACCTAAGTGGTTACACCTTGACCATCGCATCGGAAGAGTCTAATTTATCGCCATTCTTAACAGGTGGAATGATTACGGCTTTGAAAGCTTTGGTTTCAAACGTTGTGGTTTCTTAAATTCTTTCATAGTTTTGTTCTAAAAACGCTCCTTATTGGGGCGTTTTTTGTTACAAAACAATAAAAATCAGTTATAATAGTATGTGGATATTCAATTTAACTGCGCCTTATCAATTTCGTTGCATTCCGAGAGGC